CTGTTTCTCCCAGGGTACAGCCACGCCATGCTCACGGTGCTGCGCGAAAACGTGAATGTTGATCGGCTGCTGGACGCGCTGGTCCTCCGCGACCGCGAGTTGCGGGCGCTGCGGGAGACCGTGCGAAGTCTCGCCGTGCGCGCAGACGAGGCATACCAAGAGCACAACGGCGACAACGACCGCGGGCGCGTGAAGGACTTGCTTGCAGAGATGAGCCAGGACGCATGGTTCGCGCTACCAACGGAGCCCACCGATGACTGACCCTAAGCAACCGAGCGCGGAGCACCGCTCACAGACCAAGCCCTCGGGCGACTTGCTGGAGCGGGCGCGTTCCACGCTGAGCGGCACTCGCCGTCGGCGACCTGACATGACGGACGGTGAGCACGCTGCATACGGCGACTGTCGGTGCAACGGTTGCGAGCATGCGCGCGTACGCATTGTCGCCACCGCCATCCAACAGGCGGTTGACGAGGCGGTGCAAGCCGAGAGGGAGACGATTTGGCGCGATCTCCAAGGCATCACGATGGGTCGCCCGACGAATGCCACGGCGGCAGCGCGACAGGCTGGCCACGGCGATGCAATCGCTCTCGTCAAGGAACGCATGGACTGCCTCACTGCCAAGGAAAGCGAGGGAAGGGCAAACGAGCATGGCTCGTACACGGGCGGACGCGAGTACCTGCCCGATCTATCGGACGTGCTCGGGCCAGACGAAAGCGAGGGCAGCGATGAACAAGCGTGAAGCTACGCAGCACGCGCATTCGGTCGTGCGCAAGCTGATCGAATCGTACTTCGATGTTGGGCAACCTGAGACCGATTGTTTGGATTATGTCGGGGGCTGGAAGCCCGAAGACGCTGCCGTGCTTCGGGAAGCCTTTGAGAGGGTTGCGGATTACCACGCAAGGCTAGGAAGAACATGAGCAACAAGACCGACGACAAGCAAGAGGCGCGGGAGGCGGCAGAGCTACTGCAAGACACCCGCGAGGTGTTGCGCACAGACCTCGCGAGCGGCGGCGCGCAGATCGGGCACCGCTGGGGCGTCAAACGACTGACCGAGCTGTGCGACGCTCTCGAAGCCGCGCTTGAGCGCGAGCAGGAGGCGCGCACCGCAGCCGACCCCGAAGCGCCTTGCGCGCGGTGCACGGTCTGCCAACTCGGGCCGCAAGACTGCGAATGCACTGGAGGCCCGCGGCTGGAATGCAATCGGTACGCGACGTGACGGAAGAACGCCAAAAGCCCCCGACCACCGCGAAGGGTGAGCCGGGGGCTGGGGTTGATGGGGGTTGTGGGGATGCTAGCCGACCGCGGCGGCCGTCGCCTCAAAGTGCATGCCGTCCAGCCGCGAGAAGTGCCCGCCCCAGTAGAAGCCGTGCTTGTTCGCCAGCGGCACCAGCTCACGCACGGAGCCGTGCTGCCCGACCAGCGCGGGCTGGTGGCCGATCCGGTTCTGCCGCACGTTGAGGTCGAAGGCGCTGCCGAACGCGTGATTGCTGAGAGTCTTGCGGCTGCCGCGGACGTAGCGCGCCGAGTACGTGCCCAGGCGAGTCAGCACCAGGTCGAGCAGCCCCGCTTTGTCCCACGCCGTCACGAGCCGTTGCAGCGCGGGCGCAGCGAGGCGGTGGAAGCGAACGGTGCGCCCAAGTTCGGGCAGCTCGACGCGGACGATGTTCTCGCGCGCCCAGTTGTCCAGGACCGTAACCTTCTCGGGGTTGGTGGCGGTGGGAGCGTGCTCGTACCCGAAGCGCCCGAAGACTCGCGCCCGTGCCGCGTTGCTCGTGAGCGGCTTCATGCCCGCAGGCTTGGGTGGCCAGTTCGCGCCCTCCTTCGAAGTGTCCGCGGGGTCCTGGTCGATGCCGCCGAATCCGAGCAGCAGCGCCTTGCCGTAGGTCTGCCCGCCGACCCAGCCATCGGGCTTGAGCCCGTGCTTGGCCTGGAAGGCGCGGGTCGCGTCGTCGGTCTTGGGTCCGAAGTCACCATCGACCGCGCCGAGGTACAGGCCTCGACCGCGGAGGAACGTCTGCCACTGGATGACGGCCGGGCCGCGGCTGCCTTGTCGGATGGACTTCACGCCACAGCCACTATCGGAAGTGCAACGACTGGGCCTTGCCGCGGGTGGTCAAGGCAGAAGCTCAGGATGCGGCACCATCCGCCGCCGCGCGTGGCCTCGTACAGTGCGCCGCGTCTGCCTAGGTAGTATCCAGGTTTCACAGCCACGCCCCGCGGTCCTCGGCCTGGCGGTGCCCCATGTCGTACCGCTCCTGCGGCGTCGGTTCGGGCCACACAACCCGCCGCACCGCGATCGCGAGCAACCGCCGCGGCAGCCAGGTTGCGGCGCGCAGGGCGGTTGATGCGATGGCGTAGATCACATCCCGCCCCTGCACTCGGTCATCGCCTGGCACGTGCTCTGCCGCGACATGCACGCCGGGTCCACGCGCAGCCCGCCCACGGCTTCGGCGAACAGCGCGCAGACGCTCTGCGGCCAGTCGGGCGTATCGAGCGCCCAGCGGCATTGGAGCTCCACGCCGCGAAGGTGCGCCTGCTCGCACGGGGTCAGTCCGGGCGGTGGCGCTGGCGGGTCGGGCAGCGGCTCGACGACGGGCGGCGTGGGCTCGACGGGGTCGGGGGTGACGCAGCCTGGCTGCAACAGCGCGGCCCACACGGCGAGCGTGGCGAGGACGAGCGCGATGGTGGTTGCTTCGCGATTCACCTCGCCACCGCCGTTCCGTCCATCCTGAGCGCGGCTGGCGTGGTCGAGAACACGAACGCATCCCAAAACCACTTGCTCGCGATCCATTCGCCAGGCACCCACGCGCATGACTCAACGCGTCCGTCGCTGCCGTGCGTCTCAGGTGTCATCAGGAAACCCCACCCACGCCACGAGTTGCCCATCAAGAAATCAGGCAGCGAGTCGCGCGCTCCGGGCCGCGCACACATCAGGTACGTGGCGTGTCCACCCGCTGGCGCTTCGGAGTCGAGCGGCATCACCATCGTACGCTCGCCGCGATGGCGGTCGAACGTGGCGCAGGTATCGAAGCTCACGACAGCGGGCGATTTCTCCAGCGCCTTGGCGAGATTCCAGACGTACGAATCACCCACGCCCGTCACGCGCTGGTACTGCAAGTCTGCGACCGTCACACCCGCGCTCTCGGCCTCCATGCTTGACCGCTCGTTGATGCGCTTCGGGTCCCACGGAGCAAGCGCTTCTGGCGCAATGCCATACTTGCAGAATGCATCGACTGCGCCAACCGTGAACGCGCCCATGTCCGCGAGCCGCGTCGTGTACGGCAGCGACCACAGACGGGCCTTTGCGTAGGCGTCCATGTACGACATGCGGACGCGCGGGATGCCGCGGATGTTGCGAAACAGCTCGCCGCCGCCGACCACACCGTGTCCAGTGCATGAGCTTGAACCGAATCCGGGCGCATAGCCCGCGCTCTGGTCATGCCAGCGGTCCGCAAAGCGGAAGTGCTCGGGGTACGTCAGATCCGTGGAACCGCTCGCGGTCGCGCCCGCCCAGCGGTAGTCCGTCTCCTGGGAGCCGTGCGCGATGCAGCCCTTGGCGCGGTCGGTCACGGCGCCTTCGCGGGCGCTGGCGAGGCACCAGGAGCCTCCGCGCTCGCCGCGTCGGGCGCCATAGCAGCGGGCTCGCCCCGCGGCGTCTCAATACTCAGCGGCTCGCACTGGACGGGCTGCGGCGCCGCTGCGGGTGGCTGGGCGGCTCCTGCGAGTAGGCGATCCAGTCCGTTGACGAGCAGCTCGCGGGCCAGGCCGTCGCCGCACAACGTGTGCAGGAAGTTGCCCGACGCCAGCGGGCTCGCCCCTGCCATCTTCTGCGCCTGCGCGTACCTCGCTGCCAGCCGCGGGTCCTCGCGAACGACGCGCATCGCCGCCGCCTCGTTCTTGCTCGTCAGCCGCTCGCAGACGGCCAGCCCCGTGTCCACGATCGCCGCAGTCTCCTGCGGGGTCAGCGCGCCGCACCCGAGTCCGAGCACCGAAATCAGCGCAAGCGCTGGGAAGCGGGTCCTACGGAGGGGGGCCGTCAGGCCGTTTCCGGTGCTCGGGCTCCGATGCGTCATCGTCATTGCACTGCCTCCAGCGATTCAGCGTGCACGATAAAGTGCACTGGACACATCTCGGGAAAGTTCGAGTCAGCGCAGTGGCACGCGCCTGCGCGCCGCGCTGCCATAGCCGCCTTGTCGCCCGCGTCGATGCCTGGGCCAAAGCCCCAGCGCGCGGCCCAGGGAGTAGCGTTTGGGGATAGATATACGTACCACCCGCGCCCTCGGGTTGGCGGTCGGGCGCACAGATAGCCCCGGCGCGTTGACAGTTGCCAAGCCCAATGCATGGCGTTGTCGCCGTAGATGGTCAGCGGACCAATGTTGACGTGTCCACGCAGAAGCCTGCGAAACCTTTCACGCATCCGAACCTCCCATATCTGGCGGCGCCACGCTCGCGCGCCGCTTCGCTTCCCGCGCCTGTCCTTGCAGAATGCCCGCGGCGTGAATGCCAGCCGTGGCCACCATGCCCAACCCAACCATATCGGGCCAGCTCTTGGCGGCCAGGCCAGGCAAAAACTCGGGCAGCATCAGAACGCCAACGCCCAATAGCGCCAGCACAATCTGCTGCCAAAATGGGCGCGCCTTCCCCACGGTCAAAGCCTACCCCGAAGCCAGCGCCGCTCGCAAGGTGCGGTCGCTGGGCTTGTCGTGGACGTGCTCGGGCGGAACGTCGCGCACCTCGTCCCGGTACCCCGTCCAGACCTCGATCGGCATCCCTGGGAAGTTGCAGCGCACGAAATGCACCAGGTCGTCGCCTTGCTGCGGCTGGCCCTGAAACCGCCAGTCAGTCACCACGACGTCCACGCCGTTCGCGCGCGATAGCCGTTTGATCGCGTCGTCCACGCTGCTCACGCCATCGACATCAACGCCAAGCTCCGCGCCCCACACGTCGGACATGGTCTTGATGATGCTGGGTTCGTCATCGACCAGCAGCACGCGCTTGGGACGGGGCGGAATGCTCGCGCGCTTGAGCGCTGGGCGGAACAGCAGCCACAGGATGAGCAGCCCCAACAACGCCGCGGCAGCAAACGCCAGTGCTTGCATGCCCATGCTCACCTAGCCCGCCTGATGGGGCGCTTGATCGCCTCGCGCACCGCGTCGTCTAGGTCCTCAACTTTCGCCTCAAGCCCGCCAACTCGACCGCTCAAGCGGTCGAGCGCGCCCTCTACGTTCTCGCGCTTGTGCGCGCCGTTCGCCTGATCGGCTTGGACCTTCGCGACAATTCCCGCGTTGACCTCCGCCCTGCTCTCAACGCGCCCGAGGCGATCGAATGCAAGCAAAATGGCGCCGCCCACGACGGCCGCGGTTACGATCACGCTCACCCACCCGGCAACAGGCATGCTCACGGACGATCGCGGCGTGATGGCCATTCGGTGCGCGTCGCTACTGCTCGACGATTTGCGCTCAGGCGGCCGGGTCTCGTCGGTCATCGTTCGAGGCCTTGGGGTTGGGCGCGTGCTGGCTCGGGCAAGGTATCGGCGCGGACGCGCGTACTCACGTCAACCGTCACACTGCGACCGCGCGGTGTCGCCGGGTCCGCGCCCACGGCACGCTTCGCGCGGGTGACCGCATCCGGTGCGGTGCTCAATGCGGATGCCGCGGGAAGCTGAACGCCGCGACCCTGCAACGAGCGCACGAAGTCGTCCACCTCGACCACCCATCGATCGCGGTACTCGATGGGCTCGCAGTAGCGCAGCGTGACCCACTGCCCGCCAGTGTCGAGCCCATCACCCTCAGCCTGCGCACGCGCGGCCTTCGTGTCAGCGTAGTACGCAGCCCACACCGCATCGCAGAACGCGCGTGCAGCGGCTTCGGTCGCGAAGCTCATCACCTCGCCGCGTGGCTCGTAGTCTGGTAGCGGTCCTGCCATCGTCTAACTCGTGGGCAAGCTCAGGCCGTAACTGTAGCCGTTGACGACTGAGCGGTTGAACCAGTCGTGGATAGAGAAGCGCTCGTCGGCGGTAAGCGCGCGGGAGAGCGTAAGCTTCGAGCACAAGTCGCCGTTGGCAACGGATGCCGCGCCCGAGTTGCTGTTTATGATCTGCGGAGCCGTGTCGTCCGTGCTCGGCTGCGCCACGCACGCAACGCCGTTGTACTTCGTGGACGCGGGCGAAGTGTAGGACATCTCGATCAAGCCGTACGCGGACGACGTCGCGGGCACCGTAAGCGCGTCGCTCTCGTCAGCCGACGTGGTGAAGTCGAAGTAGCTCACGAAGTTTCCGCCCGTTCGGTAGAACGTGATGAAGCCATTGCGGTAGTCGAAGATCTGCCCTGGGTCGTTATCGATGCGCGCCAGAATCAGGAACGTCGGCCGACTGGCCGCCGCTACGATCTCCGTCGTGCAGCGCACGTACTCGTTCGCGGCGGCGGCTGGTTGAAGCGTGGGCGTCGAGTTGGGCCCGGCAGTGGCCGCGAAGGCTGGCTGAAGCGACGCAGTCCCCTGCGTCTCGTGCTTGGCATTGCCGCTCAGGTCGGTCAACTGCGAGATGTCCGCGCCGTTGAGCGTATAACCGACGCCAACGCCGTAACGAAGATCGAACCACTGGCGCAGGACAGTTGATCCGAGGAGCTCCCGCGGGGAAAGCAGATGGATGGGAGGGTCAATCGACCGAATCTCGCCCGCAGGTATCCCATCGATGGCGCGGATCTCGTTCCACGGGATTCCGGCGTACGAGCGGATGTCCTGCGACTTAGGCACTACGCACCCGTCTCGGACGCTTTGACCACGCTGCACGCGCTCATGCTGTGGATCGTGACGACGTTGCCTGAATCGTCGTCCAAGTTGCCAGCCTCTAGCTGCACATCATGGTCCAGTGTCGCAGTTAGTACCGCCACCACACGCACGGCATACAGGGTGTTTTGGGTAAGGCCGTCCGCCAGGATTGCGATATCCGAATCCGGGGCCTCTACCACCAGCGCGGCACTTCCTGCCCCCAGCTCAGACCACGCAGCTTCTAGCCGCAAGGATAACGCGCTAGTGACCCCACTATCCGCGATCCTAAACGAGAGCCCTGTATTCACATCGGTAACGTCGTTGAACGACACGACCAGATCCCACGTCACGATATACGACCCAGAACTAGGGATGTTCGGAGATAGACCAGTAACCAGCGCAGGCGTAGCCGCGTTGAACGTCTGGTCGCTCGTCTTGACAAGCGGTCCCTCGGACGGGGAGCGGCGCTCGACCAGTTGACCGGGCTCGAACCAGATCAGGTTTGCGGTTTCCGCGTAGCCCAGCGGTTGCGGGAAGTCGCCCTCGTCGTCGGCTTGCGTAATCGCGGTACCAGCGCCCGCGTAACCGAAGTACAGAGTCCCGCCCGGCGAGAAGCTAAACCCGCTCCCGTAGTACCAGCCTCGGCGCAGCACCATCCTCTGCCCCGTGCCAGCTTCCAGGGCCAGCTCGCGAACGGGCATCTCCGCGGCCGAGTCGTCGGCTTCCTCGCGGTTGCTGTCTGACGCGACGAACAGAGGCGCGCCGATGCCCGTCGCGTTTGCGTCGACCTGGACGACGTCGGTCTCGCCCGACCAAGCGTTGGCCACCGCAGGACGCACGGTTCCGTCGCTGCGCGTGACGGACGTGATTGCCCAGCCGCCCGCGCCGCCCTCCAACAACTGGACGCGCTCGACGACGAGGCTTTCACCGGGCATGAAAGCAATTGCCCGCGCCCCAACGGCGGTTGGCCCAACCGCGAAGACGCGGGTGCCCGCGGATGTGCCGGTGGTCTGGTTGTTTTCGATCAGGATCGGCTTTGACCCGCCGTTGAACAGGGTTTTCCGGAAGACCGTCAGCCCATCCGCTGATAGGCTCTTGATGTTCAGGATCGCGCTCGTCGGCGAAAGCACTGCTCGATGACACGCCGCCCATCCCACGGCGCTGCTCGGGGCGTAGTCCGCTTGATCTCCATCGTCGGTAGCGGACACTTCCAAGCTGCCAAAGCCAACGCTCGATCCGGCGAGCCCGTTGTGCCAATACGTGATGTCGTAGTCGTCAATCGACAGGACGTAGCCAATGCGACGCACGCTGTTTCCTGGCGTGAGGGACGGCAACGAGTCGTTGCCCGGGTAGACCGGATCGAGCGCCGAGAAGCCTTCGGGGTCAGCGACGAACGAACTGACGCCGATGTAGCGAACCCAAACCTGCTTGCCGCTCTCGACGGTGCCCGTGTCGTAGTCGCTTCCGTCGAGCGCGCCTTCGAGCACACCAATGTCTTGCACGCTTGCGTCGCTCGTGGCGCCTATTCGATGGACGAGCGGAATCTCCTTCGCCTCGAACGTGACCGCGCCATACTTCGGTGCCACCAACTCGCCAACGGCAGTCACGCCTTCGTTGGTGATTTGGCCGAGCGCGGGGCGCCACGCAATCTGTGTAAGACCCGAATCGTAGTCATCGTAGAGAGCAACGCCCTCTTGCTCCGCGATCCCGAGCACGCCAGCGCCGCCGCTCCACGGTCCCGTCTCCGCGTGCTGGTAGTGCACGACGTACCAGACGCCAGATCCATCCGAGACCGCGATCAACTCGTCGCCGTTGGACGTGGTGATGTTTGCGGAACCAGGCAAGATGATCGCCGCGTTGTGCTCCAGCGTGTTCGCGCCAGTGAAGCGCACGAAGCGAACCGCGGCAGCGCCCTTGGTGCCGAACGACTGGATCGTCTGACCGCTGCCAGTCACGTGGACGCGGTAGCCTGTAGCCGCCCCGATGTTGACGACGGACGCTGCCGCAAGGTCCGCGCCCTTGGTGTGCTGCGCATCGAGCCACGCGATCGCGGTAGACAGGCCCAGCAGATCGAACGAGAAGTCCCTGGCGCTCTTGCCCTCGGTCGTGCCCGTCGAGCGGCGCCCAAGCACTTGCTCCGGGGAGAGCGTGAGCGAGGTTAGGATATCCTGGATGCGGTTGTAGAGGTACCGCGTGCGGTTGGCGAATCTCTGGATAGGGTCTTCGATTGGACGATCCGCGCCGCCTGTCGTCGCAGTCGCCTTGTCCAGGTCCTGCGGCGTGCTGATCGGATCGTCGAACGAATCGACGTCTGTGATGGTTTTTGGCATTAGATGTAGTCCACCAGCATCACCAACCACGCATGCGTGGGGCAGATTTGAAGCACGAGTTGTTCGAGTTCGGCGCGACGACTCGCGGGAATCTCGACGCGATCACCAAACGTCTCACCGCCCCAGTAGAGGAAGTGCACCCACGTGTCGGAGTCGTCAGTGATCGGCGGCGGCGCGAGCGGCAAAAGGTTGTCGTTGACCAGGTAGCCGGGATCGTTCGCCAAGAAGTTGTTGCATTGAGCCTGCGGCGCGAAGTCGCGGCAAAGCGCCTCGGCTTGCCCGCACTGGTACTGACCGATCAGCGGGACGCTCGTGTGGTCGCGCGGGTCGCGCACGTCGTTGTACGGCGGCTCCCACCACTCGTGCAGATACAGCGGAAAGCCCGCAGCCTGCACGGTCGTCTGCAAGTAACTAGGGCTCTGTCCGCCCTGCGCCTTCCAGCGCGCATTGACCGCATCAATTCGATCCGCAGTCGCGGGCGCAACGGGCTGGATCGCAAACTGCCCTTCCCACTCAGGGAGCGCACGCGTCGTGTCCGCGAACAAGTCGAAGTAGACATCGTCGATGAACTGTCGCGCATCGACGAAGATCCCGGTCAGCCCGAGAAAGAAACGGTCGATCATCCGGCCGCCAGGACTGCCACCCCACAGCAGACCCTGCGTGCCCCAGATCGAGCCGTCGCCCCAGCTCCACGGCGTCAGGAATTTGCGAATGCGCCACGCGACCGCATCGGGCAAAAGATGCTGAAAGATGCGGAAAAATAGGTCCATTCGTGAGCCTCAAAACGTCCGTGCTAGGCTTTTTCAATGACGGGAGATGAAGCTATGAGGACGATTTTGATTGCGGGAATGGCGCTGGTGGCGTGCGCAGACTCTGCGGAGCCAGCGCCGAACGCGAATGATGAGGACGCGGCGACCGCATCTGGTCAGGCTGGGGCTGTCGAAGCGGCCGGGGGTCGGGGCCCTGTCGCTCCCGTGTTCGGTGGCAGCGGCGGCGGTGAGGGCGGCGCGATGGAGGTCGTCGATGACGGGGGCATGACCGTTCCGCTCATGGATAGCGGCGCGCGGGATGCCGCGACGGTGCCGGACGACGATTCAGGCTCGGACGCTTCGGACAGCGAGGACGCCGGTCACGATGCGGCGCCGTGGCTCGACGCTGATATCGCGGACGGGTGCGAGTGCTCCGTGGGGCCGTGCTGTGACGGGTGTATGTTCGAGAGCGGCTCTCATGTGTGCGAGGTGCTGATTATCGACGGCGAGTGCCGAAGCAACGGGTCGTTCGTGGCCAGGGCCGTGCAGACGTCGTGCTCAAGCAACTCACCCGCATGCAACGGTCGCGTAGACACGTCACCGGTCGGAAGCATGGGATCGCCGTGCAGCGAGATTGGATCGACGTGCTCATGGGATGAGGGTCGCGAGCCTTACAGTTGGACGTTTGGAGAAGCCTACTTCCACTGTGAGTAGCGAATCACCACGTGACCGTCCCATCCGTCTCGTACGTCGAAAGCCTCGCAACGACCAGGCGTGCGTCCGTCGAGCCGATGTTGTTGCCGCTCGCGTTGCGCAGCGACCATTGACCGGAGCGCGCCAGCGCCCCGACGATGCGCGGGCTGCCGTGGATGGCGATGCCGTGCGACGTGGTCGCAGAGTGCCTGAACGCGCGAAAGGTCGCGATGACGCCGGACACCGCCTCCACCAGCTCGATGCTAAGTTCGGCCGGATTCGTGTTGTCGTTGAGCGTGAACACGCCGTCGAGCATGAACAGCAAGAAGCAGTTCTCGTCGGTGACGGTGATGACGTTGGACGCGAGCTGAAAACTCGCTACGTCGTTCGCGAGGCTTCCGGGCGCCGCAAGCGTGAGCAGCGAGCCATCAGCGACGCCCGAAGCGCTCACGCCAAACTGTGCGAGCTGGATGCGCGTGAGACGACGGATGGCGCCCGCGATCTGCGAACTGACGGCGGTGTCGCTGGCGTTCGTCGGGGTGACGTCAGCGGAGCGGGCAAGGTACTGAAAGAACCCCATCAGGTCGCGGACCCAACGCGCCTCAAGCGGGAAGCCGTCGCCAGCTCCGGGCGTGGACTCGTTGCGCGGGCGGCCTAGGGGGTAGTTGGTCGGATCGTTGTCGACCTGTCCTGGGTATGCTGCGGATGGGTCGATCATTGTCTTACCTCACACATAGGTCGCCTCGCCGCCTTCGAGCTTCGCCTTTTCGCCATTGGCCAGCCCGTACGACTCTTGCTCGTTGCCACCGATCGTCAGCAGCACGTAGGCGACCGTCGCGCCCTTGGCGCTCGCGATTTCGTTGACCACGCCGCCAAGCGTCCCGCGCGTGATGCGGTCTTGGCGCGGCAGCACCGAAAGCCCCGTGATGAACGGCTCGCGCGTGCGCAGGTATTCGTCGAGGCCCTCGTTGATCGCAGTCTTGACGGCGGCTTCATCGGCGGCGGTCAGGGTCGCGACCGTCACGCCGATTTCCTTGCGCGTGATCGAAAGCGTGTTGACGAGTGCGGTTGCGGGTCGGTTCGTCGCGAGCCCGTCCTCGTCCAGCTCGATCGCGGCGGCGACATCATCGAGCAGGCTGGACGGAGCGATGCCGTCTGCGTCGATTGCCTCGGTCGCCTCCACGTACACGTCCACGTACCCAGGCGTGTCACCCGTGTACGGGTAGGCGTTCTCTACGCCCGCGACACTCTCGGCCCAAATCTGATAGTCCGCGTACGCCCCGCCCTGCGGCTTGCGCTGACTGCGCCGCAACACGCGGCTGCGATACGAATCCTCGGTCTCGGCGTCGGCCCCGACCTCGGAAACCGAAACAACGGTTGCGTTTGATGCGACGTTCGGCAACGGGTTGGCAAACGAGACGATGTCGCCCGCCTGCAAGTTGCCGATCGTTCCGATGCCGCCGCTTCCGCTCGGGTCCGACGATGCCTGAATCGTGACCTGCTTCGTCGCCGCATCGAGCGTGACGGGCGCCGTCGTGCGGTAGATGACGTTCGTCTCGGAGCGAACGAGCTGCGAGTCCGTGGCGAGCGTGCCGGTCTGTTGCAGCACCGTGATCTCAACGATCAGCTCGGCGCGCGTTCCGTCCTTTGGGTCGCCAACGCCGAGCTGCCTGCCCCACTCGACGAGCGGGCGAATCGTCTTTCCGTTGATGACCGTTTCGTCCATCGTCGCGTGGGCGATGAACATTTGCAGGAAGATAAATCCCGCGTATTTCCACAAGAGCACGATGGCGCCCGCGAGCACTTTTGCGAGCACGCGCGTCCACGACTTGGGCAGAAGCGGGATCTCTTGCGCGATCGTCGCTTCGAGCTGGTTGACGATGGTCTCCGAAAGAGCCTGCGTCGTCGGTGTGGTGGGTCCGGGCATGGTGGCTCGTCAGCTTGGCGGCGTGGTGCGCTCGCCCCAGCCTTCGGTGAACTCGAACGAAAAGACCTTGTCGTCGATGGTAATGCGTGGCTCGACACGAACCCAGTTGCGCTTAGGCATCGTCACGCGAACGGATACGGCGGTCGCGTACTTGTCCTCGGTGAACCATGCAAGGTCCGCGAGCACGGCGTCTTCGAGCTTCAGCAAGTTCGCCGTGACAGCCGGAAGCGATCGCAGCAAATGTTGTGTCTGCGAACGGTACCGACGCGACGCGGCGGGTTCGTCGAAGTTGCCCCACCACTGAAGCCGCTCGTCGGGCTGTAGCCCGCTATCGCGCTCGTTGCCGCCAAACATCGACAGATAGACCGAGGAACGCAGCCCATCGTGGGTCGTGATTTGCCCATTGATGAACTGGATGTTCCCGCCGTCTGCCTCGTGGAATAGAAGCACGTCGGGCATGGGTCACTCGCCTTTGATCTTGGTGGACAACGCCGCGGTCTTGAGCGGGTCGAGCAGATCAACGGCTGCCTCGAACGCGGCCTTGAGCCCAGGACCAGCGGCGGGCACGCCGTCAAGCCCCGCGCCAATCGCAGCAATGACTCCGTCGAGGTACGTCATCATGTCCTCGCCGCGCACGTAGCTCTGTTCCGCTTCGCCCCCAGGCTCTTGCAGCGACAGCGTGCCGTCGCCTTTGAGCCAGACGACGCAGACGTTGCCGCTGCCATCTCGCGCAACGAATCGCTTCTCGCCAGCCGCCGCCACGCGATCGACGCCAGCATACCCAACAGCGGCGGTGGCGCCCGTGGCCTCATCGACCTCGACGCGCACCACCTCATCGCCCGCAAGTGGCGGTGAATCGTCACCGGGCGGCGCGAAGTGCCCCGGTGTCGCGTTGTCGTCGGCGTCGTCGGTGACGCGGACGCGCCCCTCGTCAGCCTCGTACGCCTCGACGTCGGAGATTTGGCCGCTCATGGTGCCCACGGAAGCGTCTCGGGCGCCTCCCCGCTGAAGGCTCCGGGCATCACGACCGACAACACGGCGTCCTCGCGCTCGCTGTCCTGGTGCAGCGCAACGCCGCGAATCAAGAATTCGTAGGGCCTGTAGATCATCGCGTTGGGTGCCTCGACGACGATCGTGGTGTTCGGCTGCCACAGCTCGCCTTGCGGGTCGCGCCACGTGGATACGGGCACTTGCCACGACGCCGTGGTGCTGAACATGCGCGAGAGCTTCGCGCGCACGGCCTCGGGCGCATCGCCTGGCTCAACGTCCTCAAGCTTGAACGAATGCGGGCGAACGATGGCGTCTAGAAACGGGTTTCGCTCGGTGTGCTTGGCAGCGCGCTTGCCCTTTTTCTTGGCGACGAAGCCAGTCAGCTCCGCGAACCATTGCTGCGGATCAAAGCTCGCCTTGATGCTGCCAACCGGACTCTGCCCGCCCGTCAGTTTCGCAACGGGGTTTCCGGGCTCGACCGACTTGGTGCACAGCAGCTTGCCCTCGGGCGTGTTGGACAGGATGAGGTTGCGCTGCCGCGCAAGCTTGCTCAGGAACTCGTATGGCTTGTCCGTGACCTTGAGCTTGACCTGCGGAAACGGCGTGCCCTCGCTTGCATCGAACTGGACCTCGACGCCGAACGGTTCGGCGAGCCGCAGCGCGATCGCCTGTAGGCCGAGCTTCTTGAACTCCAGCGGGACGCTTTGGCCCGGCATGGTGCAATCGGCCATGACGCCAGGCTTGGCGTACGCGCTGACAGCGACCGTGCTCTTGGCGGGGTCGTCGTTCGGATGGATGCCGACAACCGTGCCGTCGAAGACGAGATCGTTTCGCGAGCGCCCGAACTGGTCGTCGTGTTTGATTCGAAGCTTGAACGGGTCGAAGGCAAACGGGCGAAAGGTGTTGCGAAAGGCTGGGTTGTCCGCCTCGAACGGCGCGGTGAAGTCAACCGACGAGAACGAGTCCAGTTGCAGGTTGATGTCAACCGACTCCCACCCGACGAACTTCTTGCTGTCGATGTGGGCCGCGACTTCGTTTTCGATGTCGGGCATTCATGCCGCCACGTAGTATTTGATGCGGCGTCCGCGCGGCAGTTCCAGTATCTCGCTGCCCGTCAAGCCGTTGCTGTCGATGATCAGATTGAGCGTGTCGTCTTGGACGTTGCCGTACAACTCGGCTGCCAGGTCGATGATCGTTCGGTTGCGGTCCAGCACGATTTGCCTTTCGGGCACGAGCTGGAAGGAGACCTGGATCAAGAAGCCAGCGCACAACGCCACCGCGTCAAGCAACGCCTGGTAGCTCTCTCCGGTATCAAGCTCGTCGAGCGCCACGAAGCCGTCGTCCGACCACGCCACCGCGTCGTCGAACTGCGCAATCATGTCGTCGGCAGCCTTGAGCGCTTCGGGCTTGGTTGCGAACTCGTTGTCGATGAGCGACAGCACGGACCCGCTCACCGCCGTCAGGCCGAGCAGATGGGCGACGCGGAAGTCGTTGGAACGCTTGATCAGCGCGCTCTCGGTTGCGGCGTTTGGCGTCGTTCCCGGCGTGCCAGCCTTGGACCCGAACGTGCGCTGCGCGAAGTCTCCGTAGCGCTCAAGCTTCGTCTGGATGCCAGCGGCGGCGTTGGCGGGAGCCTGAATCAGGTTGGATAGCTGCTGCGCCAGTAGAAGCGGCTGACCGATCAGGACATCGATGCTCGAGTTGATCGTGCGGTAAACGTCGTCGAACGAGCGACGCACCCCGGACGTTGCGTCGGACACAGCTCGTAGCGTAGCGCTCACGTCGCGCAGCGCCGAAACAACCGTCGCCGCCGTGCTGACCTTCCGCGCCTTGGTGGCGATGTCGATTCCGTCCTTGAACTGCTGTGCAGCGGCCACGTTGAAACCTGCGACCGCGGCTTCGATCTCTGTCTGCGGGTCCCGCGCGTCCGTAGGGTAGATCTTGACCAGCGTCGTCCAGAACGTGACCTCGACGACGCTTTGGTTTGCCTCGTTGACCAGGTCGTTGCGCCGCGTGATCGGGCCGAACGGCACGACGTTTGGGATCTTGCCGTACATCGGGTGCGTCAGCGTCCCAACGCCAGCCTCCGCGAGCGCGTTCTCGAACGCCGTCGCCACCTTGTCGTGGTCGGGCCCGGAGAAGAAGCACAGCCACGGATACTTGCGCGCGCCGATGCCCTTGCGCTGCACGTAAGCGTTGTCGACGTTGGCGAACTCGAACGCCGTGCCGCGCGCCTCAAACGAGCGCGAGAACTCGACATACTCAAACGCGAACGGTGTCTTGCTCGGAGACTCGTACTCCGCATCGCGAAGCCGCTCCTCCCACGTCTGCCCGCTTTCGAGACCGATCTGCGACGCAATCTCGGCGGGCACCGGAAGCGGCACTAGAACGACCCGCTGGGCGCAATGGACAGTCGCGAGTTGCGGCGACTGTCACGCGGTCGGATCTCGGCTTGCGCGCCGCCCTCGCCACGCACCACGACCTCGACGCGCTCCACGCTTTCGGAGCGCTCGACGTTGCGCGACTCGACGGCTCGCGGCGGCAAGACCTGCGGAGAGATTCGAGGCGTTGGCGCAGCGCTTGGTTGCGTGGTCATCGGGCCGAACGTCGCGACGGGCTTGAGCACGCCCTGCATCGCCGTCGTGATGGGCTCTGGCTTGATGGTCGCCGCGATGGTTTCGCTCAGCTTGATCTTGTCCAAGTCCCGCAGCGGGCCGATCTTGGCGGGGCTGAACGGGAGCATGTCGCGCAGCTTGCCGAGGACGGTCTTCATCGCGTCGTACAGATGCGGCGCCCACCCGAGCAGGCCCTTGGCGATTCCCTTGAGCATCGCCTTGCCCATCTCGGCGAAGTCGAGCCGCTTGAACCACTCCGAGATCGTTTCCCACCCGAGCATGATCTCATCCTTGAACATCACCCACATGCCGATAGCGACGCCGATCAGAACGACGAACGCGCCGAGCGGGTTCATGGTCATCAGCAGGTTGAACACGGTCATGGCCGCGTTCGCCGCCTTGATCGCGGTGGCCATGCCGTAGAAGATCACGAGCGCCTTTCCGACCGCCTCCAGCGCCAGCACAATCTTGGGCAAGTTGTCGCGGATGTCTGCGATGAACTCCTGCACGCCAGAAACGATCACGTCCTGGTTTGCGCTCACCCAATCGCGCATGCCCTTGATCGTGTCCTTGAGCGCGCCGCCCTCCAGGCCAAACAGACCCTGCGTCACGCCATCGATCGCGGACTTGAGCAAGGTCCACTCGCCTTCGACGCTGTCGAGGCGTAGATCCGCCATCTGCTTTGCAGCCCCTTCCGCGCCGCGCAACTGTTCCGTCAGCTCCGAGAACTTGCCCGATGCGAACAGGTCCGCAAGGTTCGTCGCCGCCTTCTGACCGCGAAGCCCCACGAGATCGGCGAAGAATGCGACCTTGTCGAACGAGCCGCCGGACTTCTCGGCGGCAATCGACAGTTGCTCCAGCACCTTGGGTAGCGAGAGCATATCTCCAGCAACAACGCGCATCTTGGAGCCGGATGCAATCAGCCGCTCGTTCTCTTCGGCCGCTGTCCGCACCGAGTGCTTGAAGGTGACCCCGAAGTCCTTCATCTGCTTCTTGACGGCAGCGGCAGGCTTGGCCATCTTCGTCAGCATCGTGGCCATGGCCGATCCCGCCACGCTGGCATCGAGACCGACGTCCTGAAGCAACGCAACGCCAGCAACCGCGTCCTCAAACGGAACCTTGAGTTGCTTGGCGGTCGATGCGACGTTGCGCAACGACTCGCCGAGCGTGCCGATCGTGGAGTTAGTGCGCGAGCTTGCAAGCGCCAGCACGTCGGCCACGCGGGACGCTTGGTCCGTCTGCATACCGAAGCCCTTGAGCGCGTTGCTCACATGGTCCGCGACTTCCGCCATCTCCAGACCCGAAGCCGCCGCGGCGTTCAGCACGCCCTCGACGCCCGCCAGAACGTCGGTCGTCGAAAAGCCCGACTTGCGCATGAGCTCCATCGCGTTCGCGGCTTCGGTCGCGGTGAACTTTGTTGTCTTGCCGAGACTCAGCGCCTTTTCTTCGAGTTCCGCAATCTCGCTTCGGGTCTGTAGTCCGACCGCGCCCACGTTCGTGATCGCTTGCTCGAAGCTGGACCCGGCCCCGATGATATGCCGACCGACGAGCGCGCCCGCTGCGCCAACACCGAGCATCGCGGTTGCGACGCGACGAATGCCGCGGTGAATGGTCGCGAAGCCGCGGTCGAGACGCCGCAGGCCACTCGTCGTTCGGCGCACCATGCGCGTCACGCTGCTGCTCATGCGAGCAACGGGGCGCGTCATGCCGTCAACCGCCTTGAAGGCGGCTTCGATGCTGAATCGGCCCTTGCTCATGTGCCTAGCTCTTTGGCTTCGTCAGCTCTTTGAGCTCGTGGCGAACGCCGTTGTAGAAGAATCGAATCTGCGCGCTGGTCAGGCGCGTTGGGTCAGGCAGCCCAGGAAAGTCGCGCGTGACTTGCAACAGCATCTCGCGATAGACAACCTGTCGAACGTGCTGAGGCTTGCCGTGGCGGTCGAAGGGTAGCCAGTAGTCGCGCCCTGCGCGGACAAGTGGGGTGGCTACCCTCCCAGAAAAAGGGCGAGTATCGCGAGGCACAGCTTGACCTCGCGGTTCTGCAGGCGCTTGAACGTGCTCTCGCCCGCGCCTGTCATGTTTGCCAAGACCGCATAGCTCTTGGCGATGTCGTGGCCAGCCTTCTTGCCGTCCTGCGCCATGTAGGCCGAGCCTTCGGGTTCACCGAAAACGAGGTCGCGCCCCGTCGATGTACGCATGACGGGCTCGCCCTTGCTGTTGACGCTCAACGTGCCGCGCCGAACCGCTCGAACGAACCGACGCTTGGCCACGGTCAGCGTCGCCTTGTCGTCGTCGTCCATGCCCTCGGGGTCCACGTCGAGATCCATCTCCTCGACAAACCGCCCGAACTCTTCGTTGGCCACGTCCTTGGCGACCTTGAAGCCGTCGTCGGCCTCGCTGTCGCTCACATCCATATCCATGTCTTGCTCAATAGATTGCACATCACCCATGTCAGCCTCCCGTGCGCAGCGATTCCAGTGCCGCGCATTCATCTTGTGGAAACGGCCGCAGCGCTTCCTCGCGCTCGACAAGCACCGAGCCCGGTGCGGCCATGAACTTCTCGACCTTCGTCAAGCTCTCATCGCTCTTGACGCCGATCATCCGAACGCCAAGCTCGGCCTGTTTGCGCCCAGCCGTGTCGTATCCGAGACCGCGCAGCTTCTGGCGCATCGACCAGTCGAGCCCGCGCTCCTTGCCGATTAGCCACGGCTGCCAATCGAGTCGGTCGAGCACATCCGCGCGCAGCCCGCGCGCAGCCCCGAGCGTCTCGCCTCTGCGGTGCGGCTTCGTGTAGCCGGGGTAGTACAGCGCCTCGGGCCGATGCACGCAGACTTGCCACGAGTCGGTCACGCCCACGATCGGCGCGGCCGAAAGCTCGCGTTGCCACACGCCGAAGAATCGATCGCAGACCCAGTTGTCGGAACCAAGCACCACGATCGCATCCACGCGACCGCGAAGGTGAGCCGCGCCAGCGTTGTGTTTGTTCGACAGCGGGCTGTTCTGGGCCTTGACGACTTCGCAGCCGAACATCTCAGCGGCTCGGCCGTTTTCCTCTTCGTCGGTGACGGCGGCGATCGTCACGTCGTGGCCGCGCGCCGCATTCGCCAGCCGCCGCAGCATCAGCCACGCGATCGCCTCGCGTCGCCAGAACGCGACGACAACGCCAATCCTCATTCTTCGTCGTCCTTGCGCTTGCGGAACGGGCGCACCGCTTCAACCGCGAACGCGCGCCCGATGCGCTCGACGGACCGAATCTCAAGCCGACGCTCGAATCGCTTGCACAGTCGCGCCATCGTCGGGAAGTGTCGGACGTGGCCAGCGGAGTCGTGCATGGGAAGTGTCATCAGCACGCGCGTGCCCTGGGGCAGTCGGCGCAGCAAAGGAAGGTCGCCGCGAATGTGCTCCAGCACCTCGCAAAGCACGGCGGTGTACTGTTGCCTTCGGACGCGCCGAGCGGTGTCGCTTATGTCCTCATGCACGAAGCGGTACGTCGGAACGCGCGCGCGGGCTTGTTCAATCGCGACCTCTGAGAAGTCGGAGCCGAAGTACAGGTGTGACGGGTGCTCGCGTCGGGCTAGCAGTTCGGCGAAGTGACCGGGGCCGCAGCCGAAGTCCATGACCAGCTCGACGGGCGAGACGCGGTTTGCAATCCAGTGCCACAGCGGCGCCCACGGCGATTCGTCGAGTCCAAGCGCGTACGCTGGGGACTCGGTGAATATCTCGTCGTAGTCGGTGCGGTGAAGCTCATCGCCCATATGCCTCGATGCTCGCGTGCGCGATGTCGTACCAAGCGAGTGCGCGCGGATGGTCGGCGCCGTACCTGCCGCACAACTCGGCGTTACCGAGAACCTTTCGGGCTCGCTTCATCTCTCCAATGTGAGCAAGCATGATCGCGAGCATCGGCGGTCCCCATTTGAGTCTGCCAAGCGTCAAGACCTTGAGACGCGGCTCGCCCTCGTGGGTGTGCGCGTCCCAACAATCGAGCGTGACGCGCGCAACAGAGCGTTTCCGCAGCCACTCACGGTAGGCGACTGAGACGCTACCGAAGATGGTCATCGCTCAACGAACCTCAGCTCGCCGCGGTCGAAGTACCACGGCGCCGAACGGCCATCCGACATGAGGCGTGGCTCCGCGTTGTGGATCGGACAATCCAGCACGACGGCGTCGGTTTCAACGCTACCTCTCCCATGCCGTGTCGTGCGGACGGAAGCCACGACTACGCAGCGACCAGGAACGTCTTCTGTGGAATGGCGAGCGTTGCTTCCGTAAGCGTCCACTTGCGCCCCCTGCTCAACTGCCCTGTCCTCGCGCGCGCAACGCGAATCGAACCCGCACTCGTCGCACACGTAGCCGTCCTGGTTGTTCGGCAAGTCATTGTCGAGCGTCCACTCGCACTTGTCGCACCAGCCGATTTGACGCCAGTTGGTCACGCCCCTCACCCGTCCCCGCAATCCTACAGCCTCCGAGCCGGATTGCCACCCCAGCGCTCGCCCGCGGGCACGTAGCGCAGCACGACCGATCCCATGCCGATCGTGGCGCCGTCGCCGATTCTGACCCCGTTCGCCACCATGGCGCCCTGCCACAGCGTCACCCGGTCGCCCAGCGTTGCCGATCCTCCAATCGTGCTCATGGGCGACACGAGGCAGTGCTTTCCGATTCTGACCCCGTGGCCGACGTTCACGGACGCGCCGATTTTAGAGCCGTCCCCGATCATGGTCGGGCCGATGACCCCGCGCTGGACCGTCACGAGCGGGCCGATTTCGACTTCGGCGCCGATCCGCACCCCGCCGCAGTGCGGCATCCGCTCGTACCGCTGCCCCGTCCAGACGTAGCCGAGACCGGGCTCGCCGAGAATTGCGGTCGGGTGGATCACGGCCGTGGCGTCCACGGACAGCATGGGCGCAATCGGCCGCATTCGCTGGAGCACCCGAAGCAATGCGAGGCGCGGAGAGGTGGTCGAGAGTACGCAGAACGGTGCCTGCACTCGACGCTCGGGGGTGCGGACGCCTTCCGGGGCGATGAGGACGGAGCCGCCCCACAGAGGCGCTGAGGCGCCGGAACGGAGCCAGGACAGCGCGCCTGGCATGGCGTGCTCGGGTAGGTCGAGGTGATCGAAGCCTGCCGAGGGGTCGCCGGCGGCCACGTGGGCGCGGATTTCGTGGGCCTGGATGGTGGCGAGGACTTCGGAGGCGGGGGTCATCGGCGCCGCGCCGGAATCCCGATCCAGGTCTCGCCAGCGGGCACGCTCTTGGTCACGAGCGCCTTGGCCCCGATCACGGCGTCGTCGCCAATCTCGATCCCGGCTTGCAGCGTCGCGTTCGTGCCCACGTGGACGCGAGCGCCGATGCGGGCGCCGCCGATCGCCTTGCCGCGATGATCCAGGTTCACGGTCATCGTTTGAGGGCTGACAAAAGAGCTATTCCCGATCCGACACCCGCGCGCGATGATGGCGTCGTAGCGCAAGGTCACGTTGTCGCCGATGACGCAATCGCCGCTGCTCTTCACGCCGCTGTCGATGTAGCAGCGGCGACCGATTTCGGTGCCGTCGCGCAGCTCGACGAACGAGCGGATGCGCGTGGCCTCCCCGACCTTCGCGGCGCCGATCACGCAATGGTGCTCGACGGACACACCCTCGGCCAAATCGGCGCCGGGTCCGATGATGCTGTAGGCGCCCACGGTGACGGATGGGTGGAGCTTGGCCGCGGGGTCGATGATGGCGGTCGGGTGTCGGCTTTGGTTGCTCATACAATCACCCGTATCGCCTCGAAGGCTTCCGCGAACTCGTCGCCCGTTTGCAGCCCTCGCGTTCGCGCGAGCGCCGTCACGCTTTGGCCGCTCACGTAGAGTCGGTCGCACTGCGTCTCGAAGCACTCGACGGCGCGCAGCTTCTTGGTCAGCGACACGCGCACATGCACGTCTGCGCGGAAGTTTCGGCAACTCCAGGACGATTCGTATCCCAGCGTCGTGATGCCGCGAAACGCTCGCACGCTTTCGTCATGCGCCACGGCGTGGTCCTGGTGCTCGTCGGACGA